ACCTTTTTGAGCTTTTTTAATAGATTCTTTCTCATCTTCTTCTATTTTCTTGACTTCCAATTCAGGGTCTTGGAAGAACGAGAATAGAGACATCAAAGTTGTTTGACTAATCTTCCCGCCAGAATCAATATAAGCTTTTAATTCTTCAATCAATGATTTAGGTAAGTTTCTGTTGTATACGTACCTAACTGTATTGAAATCTTTGTTAGCGTCAATTGACCGTGTGTTTTTAAGTATCGTCTCTAATAACTTAGCACGACGTCTTAACCCTTTAGTAAACAATCCTTCTTTAGTTTTAGTACGTTGTTCCAATCCAAATAATTTGTATTTCATTGCCTCGCCCGATTGAGTGCCACTAAAGTTATCATCTTTCATGTTAGGCGTGTTGGTAAACATGTGTATATCACTGTTCAAACGGTCTTTATAAGCTTCGGTACCTTGTACATCGTATTGCTTATAAATATAACCACCGTCAACTGAACCTTCTGTTTCTCTACCTTCGCTATCAGCATAAACAGTCGGTTCTAAAAACAACACGTTAGCTTCCTTTTGTTTTCTAACTTCTACAGGATCTAAATTTAAATTACCTTTAATAAGTAACATAGCGTCATTTAAATCACTCATATAGTTAGCAGTATCTGATTCAGCATTATCATACAAATCAATTAAAGTGATTACTTTCTCGTAATCCCCTTTTCTTCTTTCGTTATTGCTAAATTCTGTAATAGGCATACGTTCGAAAGAGTGTGATTCAAAAACGTTTTCACGTGGTGTGAGCTTCAATCCATTTGTTCTACTGGTAAGATATCTATAAACACCGTGAGAAGTAAATAAATCAACTGTAAACACTTCATCTTCGTCAGTCTTGTCTATTGGTTTAGTTCTTAAATATCTAACGCCTACGATACTATTACGTTCAATTGTATTGTCGTATATGACAAAAGTACTCATTGCATCACTCTTGTATAAACGCGTTTCATCATCTTGGTTTCTAATCATTAATTCATAAGCTTTACCATAAATTGACAAATCTAATCCTAAAGATCTATTGTGCGACTCAACATCATTCAAATCATTGAACGCCTCAATAGCTTCTAATACATCTTTGTCATCATCTTGATATTGAATTGGATTACCTAAGAAATAACCGTTAATAAAATCACTAATATAAGATGCGTAATCATGCGCTACACGGTTATCTGCCATGTACTCTTCTTTGCGTCGTGTTAACTCAACCAGATTCTTAGTTTTACCTTCGTAGTAATCACTCAACACTTTTAATCTAGGTCGTTGGTAATCCATGTGATGTTCAATGTATTTACTTACTTCATTAACGTTTTGTAATAAATCGGATTCCGTCCCGTCATATGTGTAAACAACATTGGCTTCATCATTAAATAAGTAATTTATGTTTCCCCGTAGATCTGTATCTGTTTCAAATTCGTTTACTTTTAACATTTGTTCCCTCCTATAATCCTAGAGATTTTATTGTGTCAACTTTCGAACTGACATTTGTGCGTTTTCTAACCGGTCTGTAGAATCGTTCCACTGAATAACGCAACGAATCGATACAATGATTGTATGTATCTACTGGTTCATTGGTATATTCACCTGTATCTTTGTCCTTTTGCCATGTGTAGTTGTCAAACTCTTCAATAGTCTTGAAACAACGTTCATCAACAATGATTTCAAATTGCATTAAGAATTGTAACCCTTGTACAACCGAGCCCTTCCCTTTTTTGGTTGGTAAAATCCTTTTAAGCCCTAGATTCCTTAATTCAGCTATACTTTTTTGTTCTGCACTATCTGCTGTAATTTCTTCTTTAGCATAACCAAGTTGCTTTATGACATTAGCTATTTCATCATTCAGCATACCTTGTTTAACATACTCTTCAATGATGTATAACTTCTTTTTCTTTACATCTATTTTAGAATGTATAAAAGCACTAGGATCATTAACGTAGCCAAAGTCCAATCCAAAATAAGAAGGTAAATGTCTTAACTCATCTTTATTTATTAAACGTTTTTCATACTTAGGGAAAACCAATTTGTCTAGTGTAGCAAATTCACCTAACGCATAAATTTTGTAATATGCTGGATTACGATTTGCTAACAACTCTAAGTTTTGTCGTGTCATTTCATCAAGAAACTTATTATCTCGATAACTAGATTGTCTAATCATGACATTTTCCATTGGTTCACCATGTTCAAAGAAATACTTATAAACCCAATTCAGTTTAGATACTGGGTTAAACATCAAAAATATTTGCTTATTCACGTGTTTACGCTCCCTCAAACGCAACGTTAATTGCGTGTAATCATTTAGTGTGAATTCAGACGCTTCTTCCATGACTATGTCTGATATGCCTTTTATCGACTTTATTTTCTCTGGGTTATCTAATCCTTTAAACAAAAAAACTGCGCCGTTTGGCAATTCAACTTTGTTATCAGTCTTATTCCAAAGGCACATGTCCCAAATACCGAAGTTTATCAAACAATCTTTGACATCTTCGAATAAACTATCTTTAATTGTTGATTGGACTTTTCTAAGCCATAGTATACGCCTAGGATATTTCCAGTCTTGCAATGCTTTAAGTACAACTTTTTGTATAACGCCGTGAGACTTACCACTTGAACCGCCACCATAATGAACTTCAGTGAAATTATCGTAATTGGTTAGTATTTCGAATATGTTTCTATTGAAAACATTAGACGGTTTCTTAAAATTTAATTTAACCTTCGTCATCGTACTCACCAATATTAATTTCAATATTCTTCTGAGTAATTTCTTTTTTATCGATATACGCACCGTGAACTTTTAGTATATGGTCAATAGATCTCTGACGCTCTTCAAATGTTGGCGTGATTGTGTAAGTAACCTCTTTTTCCACTTCGTCGTTTAAATGGTCATATTTCTTACTGTAAGCCTCTTGAGGTTCTCCTCTAGCAATAGAAGCAGATAACGCTAAAGCTTCTGTAATACTCATTAAACGCTCTTCTTGTATCTGTTCTAATCGTTCTTTAATATATTCCGAAACATTAACATTTCTTAACAATCGACTTGCTAAAGACTCTGCTGTTTTCTTACTATAACCTGCTGTAATTGCTGCTTTTTTACCATTACATCCATTCATTATATATTCATCTGCGAATCTCTTTTGTTTTTCGTTCATTTCATTTACCACCAACTCTCGCGCTATACGCTTTTTAAAATTAAAAAAGGGATTGGCTATAATCAGCCAACCCACATAGATCCTTTATTCCTAATTGCGATAAGGGAAACGCAGTAAGATAATCAATATCCTACACTATCATAATATCTCATTTTAGGTATCAAAAACTGCCACTTTACTGCCAATTTCACTCTTCCCCTAACTCTTCCGCCAATCTAGATATGATTTTCCTTTTGATTCTATGAGCAGTTCTATCAGAAATGTGTATGTCATCACAAACTTTCACTAACTCCTTTTTATTAAAATAATACTCTTGAATGAACTCGCGTTCTTTCCTACTTGATGTGTTGATTATACGTTCAATTGCACTCTTAAACTCGAGGATTTTACCTCTTCGTATACTACAAAGATAATTAGTTACTGCCATTTCTGTTTTCGATGTATTAGACGGTACAAATTCCCCGCCTATATTTGTATCTGTTGGAATCCATGGTGTCATTATTTCACTTCTTAAATCTTCGAGTTGCTTATGATAATTAGGATAATCACACAACTCATCTTCTAACTTTCGAACTGTTGATAATTTTAATCCGTATTTCTTTTTAGTCATGAATACCCTCCGTACAAATATGTTTAATCTTCAAAGTGTCTCAATCTACTTCTTAATATCTCTATCTCTCGCTCTTTAACTTTCACATCACCTTTTATCTGTTCCGCTTGCAACATCACACCAAACAATAAGATGACTAGTAATATAATTGCTATGACTAACCACATCATCTACTCTGACACCTCCGCCCTCATCAAATCTAACTGATCACTCAACTTCGCAAAGTCACTCGGCGCCTCTACATCATCATTAGCCGTCATCATAATATATACTTGCTCCGTTACATACTTACCTAGCTCATACATTGCTAGTAAGAATATTAGTCTTAATATTTTTTTAATCATCATTGCCATCTCCAGTATCAATTAAACTAGGCATCATTCTTAACATAGCCCTTAATTCATATTCATTCATATTAGCCATCGTAGGACTGTAAAATTCACTGTCTTTATCTTTAATTTCTTTAATAAAATCATCTTCAATCTTAGCCTTTTCTTCAGGTGCTTTATTTTTATATTTTTTGATTATTTCAGTGTACTTTTTCGGGAATTTCATTTTAGGTATGTTAATCATCATCTGCCTCCTCAACATTGATCCCAACTATATAACCTTTGTTCAATACAAGTTCTCTGCCATAATCTTTTTCTATCGTTAAATAGTCATCATCATTTCTAAAATTGTCCAAAACAAATACTATTTCGTTAAATAATTCATCTTCATGTAATATCAAACTACTACCGTCATGTAATAAAATTCTCAGCTGATTCATTTCCCACACTCCCTTATATTTTCATACAACTGACCCACTTTAATAACTGCATCTCTTTTAACTTGTGCCTCGTACTTCTCTTTCGCTTCTTCTTTACTCTCTGCCTCAACGACTGTAAACCTTTGAT